ACGGGATTACCCGGCGCCGTGCGGCGTTCATTGCCCGAGATCAGAACAACAAGGCCACCTCAGTCGTTCAGTCTGCGCGACAGCAGGCGCTAGGCATTACCCAGGGTATATGGAAGCACTCCCATGCAGGAAAAAAGCCTCGCCAGTCCCATGTAAAAGCCAATGGCAAGCTGTTCGACCTCTCGGAAGGGATGCTCATTGATGGCGAGCACATCATGCCAGGCGAATTACCAAATTGTCGTTGCACCTGGGAGGCTGTCATTCCAGGGCTTTCAAAACAGGATTGAGCAATGAACCCCACAGAGTGCTTAGCTTTCGATCGCGCCTCTGTGCGCACCATCGACGCAAATGGCCGCCTTCAGATTTCACGAACGAATATCAGCAAGGCAAACGTCAACGCCTACTACGGACGAGAGATACCAAGAAGCGAAGAGCTTGGGCTCGATCCAAACAAACTTTACCGGCTTTGGCGCCACCCGGACGAGCTCCGGAAAGCAGCCAAAACCTTCAATAACATCCCCGTGCTCAGCAAGCACATCCCCGATTTTCCCACCGACCCGCCCAATGAATTTCGTGTTGGCGTGACGCACTCCAATGCGGAGTTTGACGGCACGTATCTCACGGTTGGTATGTCGATATGGGATAACAGCGCGATTGCTGGAATTGAGAGCGGAGAGCAGCGAGAGCTATCTGCATCGTACAAGTACGTCGCAGACATGACCCCGGGTGTCACCCCTGACGGCGAGCCTTATGACGGCGTTATGCGTGACATTTTCGGAAACCACGAAGCGCTGGTCCCTGACGGCCGCGCAGGGCCAGATGTACTGGTCGCAGATTCATTACCACCGGAGCTTAATCACATGCGTAAACATAAGGTAGCGGCGATCCGCGCCACCCTTAAGCCACTTCTGGCGCAGGATGCAGATCTGGAGGCAGAAGTCCGCAAAGCTCTTCTGGCTCTTGATGAAGCCGAAAAGGAAGACGAAAAAGAAAACAAACCCGCCGACGACGAAGACGACGAGCAGGATAAGAAAAAAACGGCGGACGATGAGGACGACGAAGAAGACAAGGACAAGAAGAAAACCGCCGAAGATGAAGACGATGAAGAAGACGACAAAGTCTCCAAAACGGCGATGGACTCTGCGATTCGTCTGGCAGCCGACAGCGCAACTAAAAAGGCTGCGGAAAACTTCCGGAAAATCCGTGAAGCCGAGCAGGTTGTCCGCCCGCTGATCGGCGACGTCGTTGCCATGGACTCAGCTGAAGATGTCTATCGCACTGCACTTGAACAGAGCGGTGTGGATATCTCCGGCGTTCACCCGTCCGCTTATCCGGCGATGGTCAAAATGGCGATCAGCCAGAAAGAAAATTCACGCCCTGTCATTGCGCAGGATTCCGCTTCCGTCAGTGAGTTCGAAAACGCATTTCCGACCGCTGGCAAACTGAAACGAGGTTAACATGGCAGGTTTTCAGACACGAATTAACCAGTATCCGGCCCCCGGCGTCGAAGGGGCCTTTGCTGGCACTAACCCTCACGCGACCTATCAGGCCGGCGAGGGCGCTCTGGTTGCTGGCGAGGACGGCCTGATTGTCGGCCGCTTTGCCTGGGATGTTGACGGTGTGGCTTCCAATGCCGGTAGCGGTGTCCCGTCTGGCTTCGTCCATCGTGATGGTCAGGCCTCTATCACCGTTTGGCTGGGTCAGGCATCCATGCTTATCCAGCCCGGCCGCGAAATCACCCTGATGGTTGCCGGCGACTTCTGGGCCAAAACGTCAACCGCTGCCACCCGCGGGCAGAAGGTTTTTGCATCTCTGACCACCGGTGAAGTGCAAATCGCAGCGGCCGGCGCAACCGTGGCCGGTTTTATCGAGACTGCATTCTATGCCGCAAGCGATTGTGACGCTGGCGAGCTGGTCAAAATCAGCACCTGGAGCAAGTAATGAACGAATTTCAGCGACACTACGCCGCAGCCAGCGGGAAATATGGCATTGTGCTGCCTGGCGCGAAGGACTACCTGAAGCCGGAGTTTGCGGAGAATTACGCGCTGGCGATGGACGCCCAGCCGCAAATGGTTACTGCGAATAACGCCGGTATCCCGGCCTACTTCACTAACTATGTCGATCCGGAACTTATCCGCGTTCTCGTTACGCCGATGAAGGCCGCAGAGATTATCGGTGAAGTGAAAAAGGGCGACTGGACCACGCTGACCTCGCAGTTCCCGATCGTCGAGTCGACTGGTGAAACCAGCGCTTACGGCGACTTCAACAACAACGGCATGACGTCCGCCAACGTCAACTGGGTTCCTCGCCAGTCATTCCATTATCAGACTCACACCCGCTGGGGTGAGCGCGAGCTGGACATGTACGGCGCCGGTCGTATCGGCTATGCCGCCGAGCTCAACGTGGCCTCTGCGCTTGTGCTGAATAAGTTCCAGAACAAGAGCTATTTCTACGGCATCGACGGGCTGGAAAACTACGGCCTGCTCAACGATCCGTCTCTGAGCGCTCCGGTTACTCCGGCGGCGACTGGTTCCGGCGGCGGCATTACCTGGGCGTCGAAAGACGGGCAAGCCGTATATGACGATATCTCCGGCCGCCTCTATAAGCAGCTGGTCTCTCAGACCAAAGGCCTCGTAGAGCGTACGGATCGTATGGTGCTCGGTATGTCGCCGGAAATGGAAGTCAACCTGACCAAGACGAACATGTATAACGTGAACGTCACCGATCAGCTGAAGAAAAACTTTCCGAACCTGCGTATCGAAACCGCTGTTGAATACAGCACCGACGCCGGTGAGCTTGTGCAACTGATTGTTGAACGCTTGGGTGAGCAGGACACCGCTTACGCAGCATTCACCGAGAAGATGCGCGCCCACGCCGTCGTGGTGGAAGAGTCCTCCTGGCGGCAGAAAAAATCCGGTGGCACCTGGGGTGCAATCATTCGTCAACCGCTGGGCATTGCCAGCATGATCGGGGTGTAACATGGCCGAAACAGTAACTGTAGGATGCAAACTGCCGAACGGCCTGATCCTGGAGCAGGGCGCGTACAAAGTGGAGCTTAACGGCTCCAACTCCTCTCTCGTTTTCGGTGGCTATGGCCTGACCGAAAACGTGGACAAGGAAGCCTTTGAGGCGTGGCTGGCAGTACATGCTGATCAGCCCTACGTTCGCAAAGAGCTGGTGTTTGCCCAGGCGAAAACCAGCAGCGCCCAGGCGAAAGCGAATGAAAACGCTTCGGAGAAAACCGGTCTGGAAGGTCTGGATCAGAACAACCCGGCCCCGGGCATTGAGAAGGCGGACAAAAAATAATGGCGATCGTTGTCTTTGATGTTGCCGCATTTCGTGAGCGTTATCCGGAGTTCGATGCCGTAAGTGAAACGCTGCTTAATGCGTACTTCACGGAGGCAACGATTTACCTGAATAACACGGACAGCAGCCCGGTAAAAGATATCTCTATCCGGGCTCTTTTCCTGAACATGCTGGTTGCGCACATTGCGGCGCTGAATTCAGGCGTAAACGGCGAAAAGGCTTCTGGTCTGGTTGGCCGTGTGGCAAGCGCATCTGAGGGGTCAGTGTCAGTATCAGCTGACGCAGGCCCCTCAAGCGAAAGCTCCTGGTGGTATAAGCAGACTACTTACGGGTCAGCTTACTGGGAGGCCACAAAGCCTTACAGGACTGGTTTTTATGTCCCAGGCTCATCCCCTTCAATGTACCCGGGCCATTATAACCGTCGTTCATTCATCCGGAGGTAGCTATGAATGGAATGTCAGGCGGCGATAAGCTGATGGAGCACCTGCAGTCGATCGCAAAGGGGTTGTCCTCTGGCGATGATTTAAAGGTTGGCTTCCTTGAGGGGGCTAAGTACCCCGACGGGACGCCGGTAGCACTTGTGGCAGCCACCAACGAATTTGGCGGCACTGTAAAAATCCCGGCGCATACCCGGGATTTGAACTTTTACGTTCGCCGTGACGGCGTTTCTCGCTTCGCTAAGCCATCAAAGGCCAATTTCGCGCAGTCAGTAATGATACCCGAGCATATCGTTACGATCCCATCCAGACCGTACTTCAGGAAGACCATTTCTGAACATGGGCCGGAGTGGGGCGGAGAGCTCGGGAAGCTCATGAAGGCAAACGATTTTGACGCCCGCAAGAGCCTGGCGCTGATGGGGGAGCGGATCAAGGGGCAGATTCAGTCGTCCATCATCGCCTTTTCTGAGCCGCCGAACGCAAAAAGCACGGTCGACAAAAAAGGGTTTAATGACCCGTTAATCGACTCGGCCCACATGCTGAACTCGGTCGACTACGAGGTGAAAGAGTGAATCTTCATTCCATAGTGCGAAGCGCCATTAGCGCGGTTAATCCTCGCGTCGAGGCGCAGATTTACCGCTCGATCGGACCAATCAAAAACCCGGATTACTCGACCTCTCCAGGTTTCGCGCCGCCGGTAACGATGATGGTGCAAAAGCAGGCGCTGAGTCAGGCTGATATCAGGCACATGGATAACATGAACATCCAGGGTGTGCTGGTCAGCATCTGGACGGATGGCAACTGGTGTGGGATTAACAGGGAACGGCAGCAGGGCGGCGATAAGTTCGTTATCGGCAATGAAACATGGCTGGTTGTGGATGTTCCTGAAATCTGGCCGGACTGGACGAGGGTTATCGCATGTCAACAATTGACGTAGGCCTGCAGGTCACTGAAAGCGATCTGTTTAAGGCGACCGGCGATTTCCTTTCAGCTCTTTTCCCGGACGCAGAAGTCACGCAGACACAGCAAAACCAAACCCCAATGCCGAAAGGCGGTTTCATTACTATGACGCCGCTTTTTCTGACGGACCTCTCAACCAGTGCTGTCAATTACGAGTATGACGGCGTTAGCGATTACGGGCGGGCAGAACTTCGCCGCGTTGATGAATGGCAATGTCAGCTCGATTTCTACGGAGATCAGGCGCAAAACAATGCCACCATCTTTTCGCGCATCGCACGCTCTGAATTCGCATGCACCTGGTTCAGGGAAAACGCAAATGTCCTGGTGCCGCTTTATTCCGGCCCCCCGCGGCAAACCTCGATGATCAACGGCGAGAAACAGTGGGAATCCCGCTGGACGCTTGAATTCCACGCAAACCCGCTGATTGTCGTCAGCGTTCCTCAGCAGTTTATGACAGGCGCAGATGTGATATCGCAGCCGGTCGACGTGAGATTTCCTCCGGAGAAATAATAAATGGCAATTTCGCTATCAAAAATCGCCCAGATGCTTCCCGGCGTACTGAAGGCGACAGGGACAGCTATTGATCTCAATGGCCTGTTCCTGACCGACAGCGCATACGCGCCGGTTGGTGCAGTACCCTCATTTTCCAGTGCGGATGAGGTAAAGGCGTACTTCGGCAGCGCGTCGATTGAGTACACCGCCGCGGTGCTGTATTTCGCCGCATTCACCGGTAAAACACAGATGCCTGGCAAACTGTATTTTAGCCGATTCAATACCGCAGCAGTGGCGGCATTCCTTCGTTCCGGATCGCACGCCGCGACCACGCTGGCACAGCTCAAGTTGCTTTCGGGTACGCTGACTCTGACCGTTGATGGTACGGAGGAGACTTCTGCGCCTATCAACCTCAGCGGCGCCACCAGTTTTGATAACGCTGCAGAGCTGATTGAAACCGGCATTGGCTCCTCGGTTGTAGTGACCTGGGATAGCGTGCTGAAGAAATTCATCATCACCTCTGCCACCACTGGTGTGGATAGCACCATTACCTTTGCCGATGAAGGTACGCTTGCTACGGGTCTGAAACTGACCGAAGCGACCGGTGCGGTGATCTCTCAGGGTGCGGCGCCGGCAGTGGTTGACGATATCTTTACTGCCATTCTGGCCAAAGAGCAGGACTGGGTAACATTCTCCACGACGTTCGCTGTCACCAAAGACCAGGCTAATGCGTTTGCGCTCTGGACAAACAGTCAGAACCACCGCTTTGCCTATGTCCCCTGGGACGCATCAGGAACGGCAATCGTGGCGGGCAGCTCGAATGCACTGGTGTACGACATCATCAACACCTACGCCTATAACGATACCTGCCCGGTGTATGGTTACCCGAACCACGCAGCAAATGCTATGGGGTTTGTGGCTGCGCTGAACTTCTCGCAGGCCAATGGGCGCTGTTCGCTGAATGGTCGTCAGGTGTCCGGGCTGCTGCCGATGATCAGTAACGATACTGATTACGAGGCGGCCAAGGCCAACGGCTATAACTTCTACGGCAACTATGCCTCGAATGCGGTCGACACTAACCAGTGGGCACCCGGTTCTATTACCGGTGATTATGCCTGGCTTGACGCCTGGGCCGGTCAGGTGTGGATTAACGCTCAACTGCAGGCAGCCCTCGTCGCGCTGTTCCAGCAGGCGAGCAATCTCCCTTACGCTACCGCTGGTAAGGCTCGCATTGAATCGTGCATGAAGCCGCCGATTGAGCAGTTCAGGGTATGGGGAGGGCTGACAGCCGGAACCAATCTTGACCAGTCTCAGCTTGACCAGATTCGCGCTATCACAGGCGTAGATGTGTCGGATGCCCTCATGTCGGATGGTTACTACATCTACATCGGCCCGTTCACCGCCGCGATGCGCTCTCAGCGTACTAAGCCCACGGTTTACTTCTGGTACACCGATGGCGGCATTATCCAGGGCATTACCGTTAACAGCGTGGAGGTGCAGTAAATGTCCAATCAGAACATCACTTCGGCTGATGCGGTTATTACTCTCACAGTTCCTAATTTGTATCCGTCAGGGTTCACGCTGGAAGAGTTTGAAGCGCAGAACATTTTTGACATGTCTGATTCTGATATGGCTGAAAAGGTGCGTACCGCAGACGGTAAATTGTTGGCTGGTTATGTTTTTGGTGACATTCAGTGGACATTCCACCTGGCAGCGTCATCCGACAGCATCAACTACATCAACACGTGGGCCAACACCGAAAAAACCGGAAAGACAAAGCTGCGCTGTTTCGGCACTATCATCCTTCCTTCTCTTGGAATGAAGTACACACTCAATAATGGCGTATTGATGCGCTGGCGCTGGGTTCCTTCTGCAGGACGCATCATGCAGCCGATCCCTGGCATGATTGAGTGGGAATCCATTACCCCAGCAAATTACTCAGCATAAGCAATCAGCCCGGTTAATCCGGGCTTTTTTACACCCAAATTTCACCGCGCATCTCACGCGCATTTCACACAGAACCTTTCAGGATGACCCTTGAGGATACCGGCTGGCTGTCGGTGCCTTTCTGTGGGCCGGATTCCTGTGAGACAAGGTTCATCACTAAAAGGTTATTACCGATATGTCTAATATCATCCCCATGAATTACGATGACCGTTCATTCCCTTTTGCTTCTGATTGCTGGTTTAATGCCACAATCGCCGCCAAGCATCACGGGAAGAGAGTGAAGAACTGGACAATTCTGGAGTCGACAAAAGACTACGTTATCGAATTGGCGCAAGAGCTTGATATTGAACCATTCAATTCTAAAGGGCAGATTTCTACCCTTTTAATTAGGATTGAGAAAGGCCGTTATGGCGGAACATGGATGCACCCAGAGCTTGCGGTGGAATTTGCCAGATGGTTATCTCCTAAATTCGCCCGCGCCTGTGACCGACACATTAAAAATCTGCTGCTGAGTAAAAATTTTCAACTCACCGAAGATCAGATTGTTGGCCTGATGGTTTGCCAGCAACCAACATCTTGGGAAAAACGCTTTAAAGACCCGTTCTACCAAGCGCTGTCGAAAATGTCCGGTCTTCCTTACTTCGGTCATGTCGGCGGTTGCCCGGCTCTGTTCGGTCAGATCACCGCTCGCTGGGTGTACGGTGTGGCACTCCCTGATTATGTCTATCAGGCAGCAAAACAAGCCGCCGGAGACAGCAAGGAGAAGATCCACCAACACCTTAAGCCTGATGCACTGGGGAAAGTCGAGCAGCAACTGATCGCCGTTACCAACATTGCCAGTTGCAGCATTGACCAGAAGGACTTCGAAGCCCGCTGCATGGCTGCGTTTCCCGTAAAAGGGCAGATGAAACTGCTGTATGCGGCGGCTTGACCATGAATAACCGAATCGTTGAGTGCGCCTCTAGGGCGGGGCGCGACTTCTCGGAGTTCATGAAAGGCGAGAAGAACATGATGGAGGCGCTGCGATCTGCCGAAGAGTTCACCGAGCAGTTACGCATTCACGGCTGTGTTAATCACCACTTCGTCAATTTCATGATGATGAAAGCGATAATGAAGGTGTTCGACGATATGCGACGTGAGGAGCAGCGCGAAGAGCGGAGACGAAAACGCGCTGAAAAAATAGCAAATAGATGAGGACTTATGCAGGAAATAACACTTCAGGCGCAGACCTCTCAAAAATTCACAGTCGATCTGAATGGGCAGATTTGCCAGATAAGAATTGTCCAGAGATCGACAGGGGTTTATCTGGATTTGTATGTAAACAACGCACCGGTAGTCCTGGGTGTTCTTTGCATGAACTGTGTGAAGCTTGTCAGATATTCATACCTCGGATTCTCTGGTGATCTCGTTATCGTCGATACACAGGGTGAAACCGACCCTTCTTACGGCGAGCTTGGTAGCCGCTACCGACTCTATTACTTAACTCAAGAAGACCTTACTTAGAGAGTGAAAAATGGGAAGAAAAGAAATCACAGTCACAATGCCAGAAACTGCCGGCCGTGATGCAGGAAAGGTATTTATCATCCGAGAAAAGCCGGCGGATGAGGTTGAATGGTGGTCCATGAGAGTTCTGCTGGCTTTGGGTGGTGCTGGCGTCGACATTCCTGATGATATCGCCTCCAGAGGGGCGGTAGGTATTGCAATTGAAGGGCTTGGGTTGCTGATGAAAATCCCACCAAATGAAGCTAAGCCACTTCTTGATGAAATGATGTCCTGCGTTGAAATCTCTCCCGGAACTGACATTCGACGAGCGCTTGTAAAGGAAGACATCGAGGAGGTTGCAACTCGATTCGCATTACGTAAAGAAGTTCTCAACCTACACGTCGGTTTTTTTCAAAAAGACGCCGCCTGATCACGCCATTAGAGTATCAGGACGAAATTCCGGGGTTAGTGGAGTGCGTCAACATCCCACCGCTGATTAGTTCTATTTTGATGCATCCACTGCGCCTCGCTTCCCTTAGTGAGTTGCAATCAGTTTACAGCCTAGAAGATGCATGGAATTTCCTTGAAATAATGCTAGTTGACAGGGTCAATAGGCGATCAGTTCACCGCTGGCAGGAGAAGAAAAATGGCAACCGTTATTGATGCGCTGGTTGTTACACTGGGTTTGGACTCATCTAAGTTCTCCCAGGGCCGCAAAAATGTCAGTGAAGACATGAACAAAATGCGGAAAGAAAGTGAGCAAACAGCTAAAAAAATGGATGAAAATGGTAAGCAGGCTGCCGCTTTTTTCTCAAGAATCCGAACCGAACTTATCGCATTAACTGGACTCGCCCTGACATTTCAGGGGTTCAAAAATTTTGTCAGCCAGACGGCCAGCAACCTTAGTCAGTTGGGATACGCCTCTCAGGCTTTGGGAATGTCAGCGAAAGAGCTGGACGCATGGGAGAAGTCATTTTCTCGCTTTGGGGCAACGTCACAACAGGTTCGTGGTGCAATGGCATCGCTTCAGAACGACCTGGCTGTAATGCGAAACAAAGGGCCGATAAGCGATAGTTTAATAAACCTCACGGGAAGGCTTGGCGTAAGCCTGCAGAACGATAAAGGTGCCTGGAAGTCGGTAGGGGAAATCTACACCGAGTTAGCGGACAAATTCCAGAAAATGGATGCAGCCACTCGGCAGATGTACGGAAAAGACCTTGGCATGTCGCCAGAAATGGTCAACTTTCTTGCGCAGGGTAGTAAGGCCGTATCTGAACAACTTGATCACTATGAGAAGCTGTCAAATGCTACAGAAACGGCCACGAAGGGGGCTCAAAGATACGAGCAACAACTTGCTGACCTGAGGGCTCGTTTTGATACTACCGGCCAAAAGATTTTTACAGCACTTATCCCTGCCCTGACCAAGTTGAACGAGCTGCTCGGTAAATTTGCAGACTGGCTGAGCCAGAATAGCGACAAGATAGCGCCATTTATTGAGAATGCTGTAAAGGTTATCAACGATGCAGTTAACGCAGTCGGAGGCTGGGAGAATGCCCTGAATGGCCTCCTTGTCTTTGTCGTAGGGAAATGGGCTCTTGGCATGATCGGCGCAATTGGCAGGGTTGGCGGCGCCATAGCTGGACTGGTTGCAAATCTTGCCAGTGTTGTTGTGAAAAACCCATGGCTAATGATGCTGGTTCCGGCTAATAACACCCCCAACCAGACAGAGGAGAACTCTGAAAAATCCCGTCTGGCGCAGAGAAATCTTGAAAGAAACCGTGCTGAGTGGCAGGCCGAAAACCCAGGAAAGCCGCTGCCACCTGAGCTTGCTCAAGATTACACAAACACCGCAGATCAGGTTATCAACTCACTCAGTAAGCCCCGAGGAATAAGAAATAACAACCCTGGGAACCTGAACTATGCCGGTCAGGCTGGGGCGACAAAAGAGGGTGGAGACAAGGGAAGATTCGCTGTCTTCAGCTCAATGGCTGAGGGAATCGCAGCCCTATATCGACAACTGCAACTTTACTTCAAGCGTGGGATTAACACGATCGCTGATATTGTCAAAAAGTACGCCCCGTCATCTGATGGCAATAACGAGGGCGCTTACATCTCTCAGTTGACTAAAGCGACGGGTAAAAGCGCTGATGAAAAGCTCGACTCTAACGACATGGGAACCATATTCAGCCTGATGCGCGGGATTATTAACCATGAAAATGGAGCTGGCCATGTTGCCGACGAAGAGATCATGAGCGGAATAAACGCCGGTGCTGGTCTGGCATATTCTTCAAGCAACGTCAGCAACCAGCAGTCAACCACCAATGAAGTGCATATCGGAGAGGTGAATGTCAGTGCCGCCAGAAACTCTGATGATGTCGTTAGCGGTCTTAAAACTTCATTCATGGCTAATCCGCTTATTAGCACGATGAACGGGGCATATTCATGAGTAATAATGGTTGGTATGGTGAATTTTCCGATGTGGATATGTCCACGCCGGAGAATGTATTTTACGCCTCTCTGCGGCAATTTATGGGGGCCAAGAGCTTTTGCACTATCGTAAGGGTTGTCAGCGTAACTGCGAGTGATGGTGGCTCTGCTGGTTTCGTTGACATCATCCCGCTCGTTACTATGCTGGATGGCGCTGGTAACGTTGTCCAGCCAACCACTATTTACAATGCACCATTCTCCCGACTGCAGGGAGGATCGAGCGCCATTGTTATTGACCCTACCGTTGGTGATTTAGGTATAGCGCTATTTGCTGACCGCGATATCAGTTCCGTGAAAATGTCTAAAAAGTCATCCCCTCCCGGATCACGGAGGAGGAACTCATCAGCTGATGCTATTTACCTGGGCGGCCTTTTAAATGGCACGCCTTCGCAGTACATCCGGTTCATTAATGGTGGCAGCGGTATAGAGATAAAGTCTCCCGGTAACGTTGATATCAATGGACTGAAGGTTCTCTCAGATGGCCGGTTGCAGTTGGTCGACGGTTCCATAGTTGATAAGCACACCCATGGTGGCGTTGAAAGTGGCGGGAGTAACACATCTCCGCTGGGAGGTTAAATGTCCGTTGCGGATTTCTACACTGAAAAACTCATTGATGTTGAGTTCAAGCTTGACGACCAGAAAGACCCAATAAGACTTTCTGGCTATCGGGTTGAGATGACGATGCAGAACGCCGGGGGGAGATCAGGGAGTTCTCTCGATCTGGCAATTTACAATATCAATATAGATCTGGCGCAAAGGATTGCAGGCACAAACGGATGGTCTACTAAATTCAGGCAGGATTGGGTGTCTATCTTAGCAGGCGACCAAAATCACAAGGATTTAATTTTTCAGGGCAATGCATATGAGGCTTTTATTGATTTTAACAACATGCCGGATGTTCCACTGCGGTTAAGAGCGAATGCTGCATATTATTATCGAGTGTTAACAGCCGCCCCGAACAGTTATAAAGGTCCTGTTGACGCGGTAGAAATGATAGAAAGTATAACTAAATTCATTGGTTACAATTTTGTTAATAATGGCGTCAAGCCAGTGATGCTGACTGATATGTATGCTTTTGGGAGTGCCATTAATCAGATTTGCGAGATAGCAGATGCTGCAAGGATCGGCCTTACCATCCACAACAAGGAAATCCAGATATCGCCTAACGGAGAAATACAGACCGATATTATTACAGAAGTTTCTCCTATCACAGGCATGTTAGGCTACCCTACAGTCACTTCACGCGGAGTTCTTATAAACCACATTTTTCTCCCTTCCCTTAAGCGGCAGGGGCTTATAAGACTGGTAACTGATAATAAATCAGCATCTGGTGTGCTCAAGGTAACGGCCATTGAGCACAATATCGCAAGTAAAGTGCAAGGCGGACCGTGGGTGACTTCTATCATGGCGATTAAGCAGTCGGAGTAATTATGGCCTTCAACGTTAACGAGACAATAATTATTGGTGCTCTTAAGGGGGGCGGACTTTCTAACCTGATCGGCAGCGCTATCGTGCCATCTTACGGGATTTACAACGCCCTTTCTGGTGGCACTATAGGTGAAAAAATATTGCCAGGATGCTCAGTAATCAGGATTGAGCCTCGCAAAGAGTCAAGGGTGACCACCGCCCCCACAGAACGCGCTGACTACATGTCGTTTAATAAAGTGAAGCTACCAAGGATAGTTGATGTCGTTGTGGGATTTCAGGGGTGGACGGCCTTCTCAGGACGCATCCCTAACTTGCCAGACTTAACGCTCACGAGCCGAACAGAAACCTTAACCGAGCTTGATCGGATGGTGGATGAGCCAGGACTGTATGACCTTGAAACTCCAGATACCTATTTCAGAGATATGGATTTGGTCCGCTATGACTACCGGATCACAGCGACGGAAGGGCAAACATTGCTGACGGCGAACCTTATTTTTCAACAGGTATTTACTGATGTTGCAACGCTCACAATGAGTAGCAATGGAAAGGGTAACCAGCAAGTAGTCCAGCAGAAAGCGGGAACGACCGATGCCGGTATAAGCGATATAACAAAAGCTATAGCCAGCGCTAAAAAAATGCTTGGAAGCGCTCTTGTTGAAACTGCTGGAGAGGTAACGACGGCAGTAGCTGGCGTGGGGTATACTCAGCAGGTAAAAGAGGCCACATCGAGGTTTGTTGAGTATGTCTTATAAATGGTTGATTATATTTTTTTTTATATCTTCCGGAGCCAGTGCGTCAGAGTTAGATTGCATGAGGCAAGGGCAAATAGCCAACACAATGTCTGTAATTGCAACGTCATTTTGGCCAAACAAGGATGAGGCAATTAAAAATGCTATCAACACATCGGATATGTTTGCCAGGGAAGGGAAAATGGATAGGGATTTGTTACGCAAGTTCTCTTTGGGCATTGTTGATATCGTATTCACCAATGATGAATACCGAAGGGCTTTCAGGGATAACCCTAATCTGAACATTACTCAGAGATACTACAGGGACTGCGAAGAGAACAAGATGAAACGGTAGCCCACCATCAGGTGGGTTTTTTGTTCTATTTCGGAAAATGAGTTTTACCTACTCTTTTGAATTATTGGGGAATTATTAAACTTGCAGTAAATTTATCTCTGCATAAACCGCAGTAGCCATAATGAATCCATCACCCTTGGCTAAAACAAGGTCACCATAATTTTCATTCAATGCCTTGAGGGTAATTTGAAAGAGATCGCTAAAATACTGCTTAAATGTCATTTCGTCTTCATAGCCATACAGAACAAAGCTACCTTGCCGGGGTTCAACCTTCGGGTCGAAGATAACGACACAGCCAGCAGGAAAGCTAAATCCTCCCGAGCCACTCATTGATTCACCAACAATTTTGAGGGCGAAAGATTCGTCGCTAACCTTAATGCCGCAAGGGTGGAATGTTGTGGCGGATTTTAAAGCTTCTTCAAGCCTGTCAGCAAATGGTCCCATAGTCAGAAGTGGTACCTGACGAACGGATGTGTAGGGAATGAAGTTTCTGAGGTTGGGCTCCTGCCCATCACCAGACGCCAGCCAGCCCGGAGTAGTCCCAAGCGCTGAAGCCAAGCGCAGCAGAACAGCATCTCTTGGTTTGGACTCACCACCTTCGTATGCCGCAATTTGGCGCTGAACAACTCCAATTTGTTTTGCAAGCTCTGTCTGGGTCAGGCCCAAAGATTTTCTTAGCGTTGAGACTCGCTCATTGAACAGGGAATCGAAGTTCACAATTTCACCCTCAAAGACATGTTGACATATGAAAAATTCATATTAATATCTCTACAAGTTCATATGAGTTTTTATGTAGAGAAAAAAGAGGAGTTCATGATGTCTGAAAAGATTTCCACTATCAAGCCGCGCCAGGTTCGCTTTGTAGAAAAGATCGACAATCACATCAGAGATTCAGCTAAACGCTGCCATCGTTCCATTCAAGCTGAGATCGCATATCGTATGGAATTGCTTATGAAGCTTGAGGAGAAGGGTGATGTCGTTATTCAGTAAAAACGACGAAGCCCCAATGGCTACAACCATTGGGGCTTCTAATTTGTCAGTATCTACCAAGGAACTAACGAATATGAGTATAGCAACTGCTGTTTCCACTATCAACGTGCCTTTCTACGGTTCTGATCTGTATGTTGTCAGTGTTGATAATGAGGCATACACCCCGATGCGTCCTATCATTGATGGCATGGGGTTAACATACCAGGGGCAGGCCGATAAGCTGAAATCACGTTTTGCCAAAGGGGTCAGGGAAATCATGATCCCTACAAAAGGTGGTGAGCAAACAATGCTTTGCCTTGCTCTTCGCAAATTGAACGGCTGGCTGCAAACCATCAGCCCCAACAAAGTCCGCCCTGAAATTCGCGATAGCGTGATTCGTTATCAGGAAGAGTGCGACGATGTTCTTTACGAGTACTGGACGAAAGGCGAGGTTAAGAACCCGCGCAAAAAGACCACGGTCGATGAAAGAACGCCACTTCGGGATGCCGTTAACATGCTGGTAAGCAAAAGGCACATGATGTATCCGGAAGCCTACGCGATGATTCATCAGCGCTTTAATGTGGAGAGTATTGAGGATTTAGAGGCGACTCAGATTCCCGATGCTATCGAGTATGTTCATCGTGTTGCGCTGGAAGGTGAGTTTCTCGGTAAACAGGAAGCACTACCCGCTCCGAAGCTGGATATTCACTACCCAGCAGACTGGTGGGATCAGTTCCCGCTCCTTCAGCGTGAAAGAAAAATTCAGAAATCCACAGCGGCTGGAGGTTATCAGTTCCCCGTAAGGCTGCTTTATGGATTTGAGGATGAATCACCTTCGGCGATCAGTAGCCTCATAAGCAAACTGGCGATGCAGGGATACGACGTGAGTGCGGTCAAGATGGAATACTTGGCTCATCGTCATTACGCAGAGCGGATGTATCAGAAACTATCCAGAATTGCTGAAATCAGTGGCTCGGTATTAGGCAGTAGCATTACCTTGAATATTCAGACACCTATGCGCTCTTAGCTGTGGTAAAGCTGAGTATATAATTAACTACCTACAAAATTTTTGTAGGTCACGCAAACCTCGCTTCGGCGGGGTTTTTTTATGGGAGTAAATCATGCTCATTACCCTGTCAATCGACACCTCACGCATAGACGACAAGATTCACGTCCTGACCGGCGAGCTTAAATCACGATTTCCCGATGGAATTTCTGAGCGAGTCGATAGCGAACTGTCTCGCCTGACTCACGACATCATCTTTACTGATTTCTCTTCCACAGTCGGCGCAGATGGAGCCCGTGAGGTCGTCCAGCGAGTGGACTTCGGCGGGTGCTTTGATGCGTTCACTTCCGCACTCCGGGCAGGTGATTTTGATGTCCATGAGATTTCAGCGCCTCTGAACGAAAGGCATTAAGCCATCCAGTGCTTTGTTAAGGACTTCAGGACTATGAAAATTATAGGAACCACCTCTTTCTATGGAACCGCAATTTTGGCAAGCATCTTTATAACGATCCCATGCTTCAGCCAAAGCCTTTCTCTTCATCCTACTGGTTATGTCTATGAGGGCGTCATATTCAACAACAGTAATGTCTCCCAGACGGTTCGGGATCTGCCCACGAGCAATAATTCTCTGATGGTTCCGGATTTTAGCTCGGATAGGGTCGGCAACAGCATTGAACTCTTTTCTTACCTCCCTGGCAATCGTGAACCTGTGGCCGATATAGGCGCCGCAGAGAAAACAAACAGCGCTCCAGAATGCCGTAAGCACAAATGCCGCGTAGGGCTTACCGACGAAGAATGGGAAAAGGGTTTCCATATGTTCATCCTTTGTTTTTTCGTTATCCCATTCCTTAGCACTGCGGCTGGAGTCATTGCCGGGGTTATGGGCTGGAATCCTTTTAGAAAACCCTGAATACATACCATCCATTCACACCATTTTGTAATCCTGATATTTAACCAATGGTTATTCATCCATGAAGACAACCTCTCTCCTGCTCGATGTTAACACCTGGGACCTCGTCGTTGACGAGCTGGGTAATATCGCTACGGTTGAAAACCCCTACGCCTGCGCTCAGGACGTAGCGACCGCATGTCTGGCTATTCGTGGTGAGTGCATTTACGAGAAGGCCACCGGCGTTCCATACAGCGAGCTTCTCAATGTCCCTTCAAGCCCCTTCCGCATTGCGGCCGCATTACAGATAGAGGCATTGAGACTTCCATATATCACAAAGGCCATTGCGACACTGGCTAACGACGAGGACACAAGAAGGGTTTCAGGCGTTATAGCGGTTGTTGATTCGAATGGCATAACCTCCAAAATTCAGCAGTGAGAAAATAATGACCACAGCCTCTTCAGCAGTACCCTCTGTCGTAATTAGCGCGACAGGTCTGAATGTTCCAGAGGATGCCGACATACTTACTGGCCGACTGGCTGATATGTCATCTGCATTCGGCACCGCTCTGAGCACTAACCTCAAAACCCCGCAAGGCCAGCTTGCTTTCACTGACACAGCCATCATTGCCGACAAGAACGATCAGTTGCTGGCCATCGTGAACAACATGAACCCGGACTTTTCCTCCGGCAGATTTCAGGATGGCATCGGCAGGATTTACTTCCTCGATCGCATTGCTGCTGCGGGTACGGTTGTAACGGCCACATGCTCCGGCGTGCCGGAAACGGTCATTCCCGCGCAGTCCTATGCAACCGACGATAACGGTTATATGTACGTGTCCCTGGCGGCCGGAACGATAGGCGCAGACGGGACGGTAAAAATTGAGTTCCAGAACCTGACTACCGGGCCGATAGCGTGCCACATCGGTACGCTGACAAACATCTATGTCGCGGTAAGTGGCTGGTCGAGTATCACCAATGAGACTGCGGGTGTTCCGGGTTCGAATGTTGAAGGGCGATCTGCATTTGAGTATCGCCGTCGCCAGTCAGTGGCACGTAACGCCTTCAACACGGCAGCTGCTGTGCGGGCTGCTGTCCTGGAAGTCGACGGGGTGCTTGATGTTTATGTCATCGACAACAAAGAGCCCACTTCCGTCGAGAAAGGTTCCACGAATTACACGCTGCTGGCCAGCTCGATTTATATCGGTGTTTATGGCGGATCATTGGCTGACATTGCAGCGGCCATCAATAAAAAACTTCCCCCGGGCACCGTTATGAACGGTGACACCACCGGGACCGTGCAGGATACCGAAAATTATGACGCCCCTTATCCGGAGTACACCTACAGGTGGAAAACGCTGGATGCGGTGAGCGTTCATATCAAGGTGGAATACGAAGAGAATGATGGCCTTCCGTCAGATATCAACGCGCAGATCAGAGCGGTCGTCCTGAATTCCTTCACCGGCGCAGATGGTGGCACCCGGGCGCGTGCCGGCGCGCGAATTTATGGCAGCCGGTATATCGGCCCTATCCAGGCGCTAGATGCACAGAACATGAACGTTCTTTCGGTCCAGATATCCCTGGATGGAACAACCTGGTCTAGTGCGCTGACCATGGGCATTGATCAGGAACCGACCCTCGATGCGACAAACATCATAACGGAGGCGGTAAGTGAATAATGTCGACTGGACGATCTACGCGCAGTACGTGAACTCAACAAGCCTGCGCTCACTGATTGATACCTTTAACGCTTCAGTAGCGCCAGAGGACTGGATAGACACGTTCTATGACCTCGTATTCAACATCGAGACATGTGGTGATTACGGTCTGATGTGCTGGGGTAAAATCGTTGATGTAGGGCGTTTGCTTACCGTGACGCCATCCCAGCAGTTTCTGGGCTTTGGCGAAGCGACCAGCACTCCGGCAGAACTCACCGATCCGCAACCCTTTAACCAGGCACCTTTCTATACCGGCGCACAGGACACAAACACTGTCGTCCTGACCAACGACGCATACCGCAAGCTGATCATGTGCAAAGCGATGGCAAACATCAGCGACTGCACCGTGCCGGTCATGAATCGCATGCTGATGTACATGTTCGGCTCCAGCGGGCGAGCTTACGTGCGTGACGATGGTAACCATGTCATGAGTTACGTATTCGAGTTTCAACTTTCCGAATCTGAGCTGGCCATAGTGCAAAGCTCCGGCGCGCTTCCTTCCCCGCCTGGGGTAAAAGTAAACATCGTTCAGGAGGTCTGAATTGAACAATTCAGCCATGCCGTCACGTCTGACGGTTGTTTTTTCTGCGAGTGGCGACAAAAACACGATCCCGGTCAATTCCACCTCTGAAACGTTGGCTGATGGCCTTGCGGCAATGGACTCAGGATTTCCTCCGCTGACCCGTATCGCTCTATCTGCTGGCGGTAAGCCGCCAAAAGGGCAGGATTTTAATGGGATTTTTAATGATGCCTATACTCGCCTTCAATGGGAGCAAGCAGGAGGGTTCTATACATTCGACTCTGCATTTTCGGCAGCTATCGGTGGATACCCAAAAGGCGCGATTCTTATCAATTCAGCCAGGGATGGATTCTGGCAAAGCACTATCGAAAATAACACGACAAATCCTGATGCTGGCGGTATTGGATGGATTAATTATTCATCCGGACGACTCCTGAACGTGCAGACATTTTTATCATCCGGCACCTATACGCCAACCCCTGGTACTAAGTCGGCTGTTGTTGAAATGGTTGGCGGTGGTGGTGGGAGCGATGCTGCGCCAGCCACTGGAGCGGGGCAGGTGTCAATAGTTTCAGGTGGTGGGGCCGGGTCATATGCTAAGGGTAGATTTTCAATAAATTTCACCAGCATTAGCATCGTTGTTGGCGCTGGCGGGCAGGGAGGGACCGCAGCATCTCCGGTTGGCTCTGTTGGTGGTTCAAGCTCATTTGGATCGCTGATGGTTGCGCCTGGCGGAACAAGAGGGCCGTCTGCCGGACCAGCAAATCCCCCTTTTCTACCTCAGGGTAATGTCGCATCAAGCGCTCCTTCCGGTGCCAATATCATAGGCTCTCCAGGAGCCCCATCTACACCTGCATACGCTAACGCAACCCAGTCATTCCTCGGATCACCTGGGGCAAGTAGCGTTTTTGGAGGCGGGGGATGGGTGCCATCATTTGGAGATCCGGCTATTGATGGACAGGCATATGGTTCAGGCGCATCTGGTTCTTCACAAGGACCATCCTCTCCGGCAGTGAATGGCGCCCGGGGGAAAGAAGGCATCGTGATAATTTATGAATATTCATGAGAATAAAAAATGACAATCACCGAAACGCAAAAAACTGCTCAATTAGCAGCAGATGCCGCCGTTAGCGCCGCAGAAGCAAAACAATACATGCTGGAAGCTGAGCAAGGATATCAGGATACTAGTGCTGCCGCCCAGCAAGCCCAGGATGCAGCTGGCTCAGCTCTTTTATCCAAGCAGAGCGCGGCTACATCAGAAGAAAACTCACTGCAATATGCAACAGAGGCGGGAGTTGCAAGAGATGAGGCTGTGGCTTCCGCATCAACCGCCGCAGAGTTCGGCGACAATAAGCTCACCTTTGCCGACACCACGGCCGGTCTTGCCGGGACAACATCTGGTCAATACTTCCGTGTTCCTCAAGGTGTCGGTAATGTTCTGGCATTTCGATATTACAAAAACAATGCAGGCGTAGCTGTTGAAGTTGCTGAGTATGTTGGTCAGGGATCGATTTCTAACAGCGTCAGGCAATACGCTACTCTTTTATTGGCACAGAATGACGTTGCAGCTGGTAACATTCTTGACGGGTCTAGGTTCTGGGTAACCAACACATCGGATATAACGCTGGCTGATGAGTATGTTAATAATTCAGGAACTTTAACGCTTACATCAAGAAAGATGCCAGCGCCTGGATACACTGATCGGGTTATTAATTCATCAACAGACAACGCAAATATTTCCATCACCCTTGATTCTGATGGGAAAGCTATAGAGGTGCTTGAGGATTTTGGTGGTTTAAATATCCCTGGCGTTCCAGACTCTGTGCAAAATATTTTGCACCAGGTCCAGAAAAATGCATCACCATTCCTTAATGTTCTTACAGACGCTGAAAATCAGGCTTTTGAGTCTGTATGTGATTTTGGTTCTTTGAGAATTCCTGGAATTCCTGTTGGTATAGCTGAGATGCTTCAGGCAACCAGAAAAAAGATAGAGAAACTTTATAAGTATCGTCGTGTTATTGATGCCAGAGAATTTGGGCTAAATTCAAAAACAGGCGAAGACGCGCATCGTGCAATTCAAGCCGGATATGATGCGCTATCTGCTCGCGGTGGCGGTGTTTTGTATATTCCGGAAGGTTACTACAAGCTTGCCGTTCCGATCATACCAAGGCCTAACGTATCTTTAATCGGTGCAGGGCAAAATGCTACGGTCTTGCTTCCTTTTGGATATCTCGCAGCAATTACTTATCAGGGTGCAGAGACCTATATCGAAAATCTTCAGTTTTCTGATTTCACGATAGATGGGGAAAACCAACAATTACACCCTGTCAATGGGTATATACCAGATATTAAAGGGATATACTTGCAGTATTATCGCAATACTATTTTTGATCGACTGACAATTCGCAACACAGGGGCAACAGGATTGGGCGTAGACATGCCTGACAGGGTTTCAATGACCCGATGCCTGGTGGAAAACTGTGGACGACTTGCCACGGTTGGTGCTCTTGGCGCGTCGGGTTTTGGTCTTGGTACAAGCTTCCTTTCCAGCGAGCCACTGTTTGCCAGCCAGCTTATTGGAAGGAACAACAAAAACTTTGGGATTTTCTTTGAGCCACAACGTGGGACTGGTACGGCACAGGATGCTATCGTTACTGACAGCACCTTCTACGGAAATTATGCCGGTCTGGCTGATTGCGGAATTGAAGGTCTCATTGCAGCCAATCTTAACCTTCGTAATAACCAGTATGGTTTTGTCGCTGAGCCTGGCACCAATAATGGTGGCAATGCTGGATTTCGTGGCAAGTTAAATAATTGCATCATCAAAGCCAATACCTCACATGGTATGTATTTTAACACCGGGAAAGGTGATACCATTATTGGCGAATATGCGATAACAGACACACACATCTCAGAAAATGGCGAGGACGGAATCAACATCAGGTATGCCACTGAGGTTGCGAACTCAAGTCTGCGAGTATCTGATTGCGATATAAACAATAACGGGCGACATGGTGTTAACTTCGAAGCGGGCCCAGTGGTAAATGCTGACGTTATCAATAACAGAATCTGGAATAACGGTAAGACTACGGCCGGGAATGGAGTAAATAGCAGTCGGGCGATGACTAAATGCAGGATATCTAATAACAGCATACGAGATATTCAGGCAACAGCTACTCAGCAATATCCAGTGTCAATTTCTGGAAATTTAACTGACACCGACATCTCATTCAACCATTGTGTTGGAAATGCTCAAAACTCCTTGAACCTTACCGGCGCACAAACTCGCGTCACCACAATTAACAACCCAGGGATTGCATAATGGCGACTATCGTACAAAGCAATATGAAGCTCAAAGGTAATGTCAAGTTACCTTCAGTTAATGCCCCTCTACCAGACGGGGCTAATTTATTTGCAGATTTCTCCACTGGTCGCTACGTCATAAAACACGCAAGCGGTAATGTCATTCGTTCAGCATCCCTGACAGATATACTCTCTTTTACAAGAGCCTCTGTTGCTACGCGAGTTGGGGCAACTGGTTTAATTGAATATTTACAGTCAGGTGAGCCTGCAATTGATTATGACCCTGTAACTCTTGATTGTCTTGGATTGCGTACTGAACTCTCCAGTATAAACCGGGTTGCCTGGTCACAGGATTTCACTAAAACCGCAAGCTGGACCCCAGCAAATATTTCTGTCACGGCTAACGATGCAATCTCTCCAGACGGAAATACTACGGCGACGAAACTTATTGAGTCCACTGATTCGGTCGCCTCTGTAAGAACGCTGCTTTGCATCACCACCAGTGACGCAGTATCCGCTTCGCCTTACACGTTCAGTCTTTTTGCAAAAGCCAACACCGCTGGGGTGATTCAGTTGGCAGCGCAGGGAGCTGTCGCTGCCACTGCATTTGCAAACTTCGATCTAAGAAACGGGAAAATAGGGAAAGTATCCCCTGGTTCTGCGACCGTTGGAATGTTTCAGGTAACAATGGAGGCTTACCGTAACGGATGGTACCGCATTGCTATAACCATCACTCCGAACGCGTCCGCATCCCCACAATTCACTGTTGCACTGGTTAACGATGATAGCAGTGCTACTGCTCTGCCATCCTATCTGCCAGCAACCCCGAAATCAGTCTGGATATGGGGGGCTCAGCCAGAAAGGAGGGATGGATATTCATCATATATTCCTACAGCAGGAGCTGAGGTAACGCGTGCAAGTGATGTCTGTACAACACCTTCAACGACAGCATTTATCACAGCCGCAGCAGGAACTATTCTGGCAGCAGTAGTTAACCCACATAGTCTTCAGACTTTAAGTGGTAAATATAATTCACTGGCTTGCGTGACTGTTTTGGATAACAGCGTATCTGGCCCTCACATTAGATTCGCTTATCGACCTCCTGCATCAGGGACTGCCATGGGCACGCCGCAAGGGGCGGCTTTAGGCGTTGTTCCTGACTCTTCAGGTACTGCCCAAAACCTTGAGATACCAAGCATGACGGCAGTAAGCGATAGCGAGCAATCGTGTATCTTCGCATTTGATGGAACTGCACTAACTACAAAACTTTTTGATGGCTATAACTGGTATAAGCGCAGCGTGACTGGAGTTCCTCCGGCTCTTAATCGTCTGACGATCGGAAGGGCTTACCTTGATACCAACAATTACTTCAACGGTCACATCAAGAAAATCATCTACTGGCCAACAGCTTTAAGTGATACTGATATGGAGCAAATTCTTTCTTATCAGTAATCTTGTTATGTTGCAGGTATGGACGGATAAATCTCCTCTTGATCTTCCCCTTCAATAAAAATACTGTATATGCAAACAGTATTCATTGGAGGGCAGATCATGGGATTCCCGTCACCGGCTACGGATTACATTGAAACCACGTTAACAGTGAACTCTCTGTGCAACATCACAGCAAACTCGCGAGTTATCAGCACAGATAGCGGCTTTGCTGTTCTTGATTTGTCTCTGAAAGCTAAACAGGGGAGCACGGTTCTCATTCGGCACGCTGGTTTTATGGAGTTTGCGAAAATATTAGGCAGGGCGTTTATCACATCTGACGGAGAAGCCATTGAAGGGGAATCGCTGGATGACGTGGAAGTGATTGGCGTTGTCACGTATACGATTCACGATGTGAGACATGATGATTTTCCCGCTATATAAACCCCGTCATAAACTAATTAAAGGCCGCACAATTGCGGCTTTTTATTTTTGGAGGAATCATGGCGCTAAAACTATTGGCAAATAACAATGCTAAAAGCGTCCTCGCTTCAGGAATTAGCGCGTCTGCGACTGTTATTACAGTGGGTAGCGGGACGGGAGCCTTATTCCCTCATCCCGTATCAGGTCAAAGCTATTTCAAATTAACCATTGTTGATGCCGCGACTAAATTAATTACG